ACATTGATAATTATCATCATCTCTATTAACAGCATCTACCCCATATCTTGGTTTTAAATATGTATATTTAGACCTATTAAAAATGTTATTCTCAATTAAATTTCCACCACTCCATAACGTTGTTGCTGGAATAAATTGTTCAAGAATTTGAATCCAATAAGGACTCATTTTATTAATAAATTCAGTTAAAGAAGTAAAATTATACGGAACAAAATTAGTATTAGTTATGTATTCATTATATAGTATTTCTAAATTGAAATAAGACTTATAATATCTTGAACTATTAGAATTTGTTATTATATTATTTAAAACTTCATTTATAAATTCAGCAAAAGATACTTCAGATGTAAAATCACTCGTAAGACCACCAAATTGTAATTCTAAATTTCTAGATTGTCTATACACATCATAATTAACACCTTCAGAAGGTGATAGAAAAACATTAATATTTTTTCTATTTAAAATTACTTTAGAATCATAATCACTTTCGCTAATGTTTGTTTTTTGATTATCTAATTTTGAATCTAAACTAAAACCATAATCTAATCCGGGTAGTTTTCTATAATAGTTATAGTATTCTTCTCCGTATGAATAATCCTTCGCTTTAGTTTTAATTGTTTTTGTTCTACCCGTTAATACATATTCACCATTAATTGTGGTTCCACTAGATTTACTTTCATCGATTACATCTGATGACCTATGGTCTAAAGTTAAATCATACCAACCAGAACCTTTTTGGAAAAATATATCTTCATTTGTGTTTGTTATTTTTCTTGGTAGTCCTTCATCATCAACAGGATATTCATCTCTTGTTAAATTAGTAAACCCTGTAATTGAACCTGTATTAAAAACATAACCTGTTTGTGTTCCTCCCGCAATATTTGTGAATGTTGTTCCTGTCGAAGTCGCTCCCGTTATTACGGTGTTTATTTTTGTTCCTAATATTAAACTACCTAAATCATCTTGTGCACCTGAGTGTAATTTATGTTTAACATTATAAACATATTCATTGATTTTAATCATTGGTTCAGGAGCCCCTAAAAATTTTAGAAAAAATTCAATTGAGTTTCTTGTTCCTTTTGATTTATAAATGTGAGCTAAGTTAACTAATAATCTTCTATAAAATTCATGTTCAGCATCTACCAATGTTTTACCAATAGACAATCCTGAATACATACTATCTTGTCTGGTATATAATGTATCCTCAAAACTTACTTCATTAAATAATTTTGCGGTGTTTAATCCTAACGTTTGTGAAAGGTTTTTTAATAATAAATCAGGGACATTGTTTATACTATCATAACTCACATGTCTCATGAATGCGATGTTATCTATATATTTTTTTACCCTATCAAAACTTTGTCCATACAATTGAAAAATGGTTTCAGCCTTTTTATCATTTGTATCAAATTCAAACAACTGTGGTGCCGGTAATCATCGATTTCATCGGCAACATCACTTAGTTTTGAAATATAATCATCATAGTCTAAACCAATTGTTTGTAAATTCCATCCATCTATGGCTAACGGCCACGATATTTCAATACTTACAATATCTTCTGCAGTGTTTTCAGTATTATCTCTTGGTACTTTAAAACTCGCCTCATATTTTGGGTTGGTTTCTCTATTAAGTAATAATTCTTCTAAATCATCTAAATTATTAAAAAATTCTTCAGTTAGTCCATTATTGGGTCTTATTAAAAAACTATCTGTAATTCCTGAATTGTTTCCAAATGGTTTACCATTAACCTTTAAAATAATATTTGTATTTGAGGTTGGTTCAACATAATTTATTATATCATATGTTTCCCCATTATAATCAATTACATATTTTTTAAATGTTGAATAAAAATTTCTAAAACTGTTATCACCTTCCGTTATTGCAACACTTTGTGGTTCAATAATTACTATATCAAATGGATTATAAACCCCCGATTTCTCAATTTCAAATTGCGTTGTTTTTGATACTGAATCGTAAACTATATTTTGTGCTGTGTAATCTGAAATTCTAACTGGTGTTGTTGGGTCAACATATAAAGCCGATGGGAATTTTTTAATAATTTTTGAAATCGAAACTCTTAGTCTTTCTTTTAATGAACCAAATAAAGATTTACCCGCATCATCTATTCCACCTTTAAATTTAATTTTTTCACTTCTATCTGATACCTCTTCTTTTAAAGAATCTAAAGTTAAAAAATCTGAAAATGGTTCAGTTTTAAAATCTTTATTGTCTCTTTCAGGTATAACTCTATCAATGGCAAAATTGGTATTAGTAAGCTGACTACTACCGTCGGTAATTTGTACACCGACTAAACTATCGCTAAATGTTTGTAACCCACTTGCAGCTTGACTAGGTACCTTTGTAAATTTTGCCATTATTCAGTAATATTGTTAAAGTCTAATGTCTCATCAATGATATCTCTCTCCTCTCTAACCTCATACATTGTTTCATTGAATTCGTCTTTAACTTCATACAAGTTATATTGTTTATAAATGTTATTTGCCTCATCATAGATTGTGTAGATACCCGGAGTAATCGCTTTAGTTTGATTACCATATAATGCATGTGCTAATGTACTTGCATCATGTTGAACCATGTCAATCTCTATTGTTGTTGGATTAAAAAATGTATTTGTTAAAATAATATTTTGTCCAGGTTGTCCAATAAAAGGAACCACGTTAGGTCTACTTGATGGTGATGAGGATGGTGTTATGGTTAAAAAAATCAGGTTTGACGTTTGGTCGGTATATTGATATCTAATTGCTTTATCTGTTGAGTTAGATAAATTAGAAACAATTGGTAAACAATAAAAAGATGATGTTACTACCCTATAAAAATTTGGTATCTTTTTATTTAAATTATCGATATATTCAATTCTATATCCAACTAATCCTTGTGGTGTAAATCTATTTCTATATGCTGATGGTACGTTATTTAAATCAATAACTAATCCTCTTACTGAAGGTAATGAAGCTAAAACTCCACAATCCGTTATTGAGGTTCTAATTTGTTTTGGTCTAAGATGTAATGTATAAATCCCAAGTTCTGAAAAATTTTCAGCTTTTAATTTTAAATTATACAATCCACCCAATATTTCAGTATTCTGAGCATCAACCTCATCTGTTGTATTTGCGTTATGATATATGGGTGTTAAAATATCCTCCGCATTTAATTTTGTAAGTGTTACAGGTGCCGTAGTCGTTCTACCTGAAGTGTAGTGATAAAATATCTCTACGTCCTCTGGTGATACGTCTGCGGGTCTTACAATACCATATGATCCTACTGCCATCTTTTTTTATTAATAAATATAAATCTTATTGTTTTTTTACTTTAAAAAATCCTCCTCCATAGACACCAAGTTCCCCCATATTATCAACTTCACCCAATCTTAAATTCACTTCCATTACCCCTTGTTTCCCTCTTTCAACAAAAACATCCGAATAAACGGTTGGTTGTTCCACAAAACCCAAGAAATGTTCATTTCTAGTTAATATGGCATCGAATACTTCTTCTTTTGTAAATCCTGTGGTATTTCCCGTAACCATGGTATAACCGTCCGCATAATCCCTATATTGCAACGTTCCAGTGACAGTTGACCCAACATGTGATAATGTGTAACCCGTAAAACCTACACCGTCTGACGACGAACCAGAGGTTAATGTTTGAGTATATCCAGTAGACCCGTATTTCTTTAATTCATCAATCCTACTACCTCCAATACCTAAATAAGTAAATTCGGTATTTCCGGTATATGGATATGTGGGTGTTTGACCTAATGTTGTGTTATCATTAGAATATAATCCCGAGTCGTAAAAATTTAAAAAATTTTGTGTCACTCCAGTTACTGGTGAATATGTACCATCCTCCAAAAGAAAAGATGGGATAACAAATGACATCGTTGCAAAACTACCTGAATTTGACATATTAAACTTTATACACTAGTAAATATCTTTACAATGTATTTGGTATAATATAAACAATTAATAACTTTTAATAAACTGTTAAGGTTAAAGACCTGCCACCCAATAATAGTTAACATTTCTTGAT